GTATTTCAAGCTTCTTCTGTACTCAATTGGTCGGGAATGTCATATATCAATACAGCCCCAAAAACTTGGTCAAGTGGTCAAGCTTTCACAAAATACGATATACTTTATTCTGGAGTAAACAGCAATAAATTAGATAACTTTTACTATTGCACAGAAAATCATACCTCTGCTAGTTCATCACTTGATGGTCCTACAGGATCAGGCGCGAAATGGAGTCAATCATTCTTTTTCGAACCAGATGTCGGAGTTCAAAATGACGTAAAGATGAAAATCGATACTCTAGATTTTAAAAACTCATTTATCCAAAAAATAAATTCTTCGCGTAATATTTCGCTGGTCAATTGGCAGTATAAGTTTGAGAATATTGATGATCAAAAAGCTAAAGCAATATTTCACTTTTTAGAAAACAAATTTGGCTATAGAAGATTTTATCATACGCCGTCTTCTGTTTATAATAGATTGAAAGTATACTACTCTCCATCATGGCAGCATACATGGAACTATAATAATTCACATACATTGGAAGTTGAAATAGTGGAAGATCCGCTAGGAATAGTTCCCCAAGATCAATGAGCAAATTCATATTAAAAAGCAACTCAGCAATACTAGCTACTTCTCCGACTCCCGCTTGGACTACGGTAGAACAAAGTGGTTATTTTGTGCCTTTAGTTCAAGGCTCTGACATTTCCGTATCAATTGATAGACAAACGTCTAAGCAGGTAGGATCACAAAAATATGCAGTTGATTCGGTAGTTAGATCTCCTAATGTTTCTATTGATGTTAATTATATTTTCTCGCCGCAATTAGTAAATGAGTATCTTTTTGGATTAGCTCTTACCGCAACTGGATCTGGAAAATCATTAGCTTCTGGCATGTCGAATAGGGATCAGAATTTTTATTTGATTATAAATGATGAAAATGGTAATGACATATTGAAAAATTTCACAGGAGTTTCGCCACGAACAAATTTTAGCGGAATGACATGCGCATCAATCGGAAATTGTTTTTTGAAAAATTATTCAGTAGGATTTCAAGTAGGATCTCTACCAACAGTGTCAACTTCATTCGACGCATCCAATTTGCAAATCACAAATATGACTGGATCTATAGTCAGTATTCCAGCAATCAATCTTGTATCAGGAAATAATAGTGGATCTGGTTTTTTAGATTTTAGCAATTTAAAAAATACGCTATCTGGATATGCAACTCAATTCACAACTAACCAACCAAATGTTTATCGTTTGCCAGTGGTATCTCCTCAAAATGTGTCAGCACAGCTTGAAAATCTACAGATGGGTGGGGCAACTCTTGTCAGCGGAGCTATTATTCAATCTGTAAATCTTTCAGTACCATTTGAAAGAACAGATTTATATGGCTTAGGAAGTAATCATGTGTATGGAAGAAAACTGCAATTCCCAGTAAGAGCATCAGTCGATGTTAGCGTTCTAGTGGAAGATTTTTCTACTGGTAACGTGCATTTATTAAATCAATCAGAAAAAAGCTATAACTTCGATATTACATTTAGCGATACTCAAAAAACTGCATCTGGTCAATTTCAGATACGTGATGCAAAAGTTAATTCTTTTTCATACTCGATGCCAGTAAACAACAGATTAGAATTTACTGCAAATTATTCAGTTGAAGTTACTGAAGCTTCTGGATTCTCAATGAGAAGATTGTAATTATTTGCTTCCGAAATCAACACTGATATTCCTGCTCTCAAACGATTTCATTTGAGATGGATGCTTTGCTCCTTTACGCTTTTCGGAGTAGTCTTTATAATACTGTTGTTTTACTGGATCTACGCCACCAGCCATTTCCGCTCTTTGATGACTAAGCTCCGCGCTTTTATCTATCAAGTCTCCATATGTTCCTTTTTTATTGCCAGTTTTTCTAACAAAGTCGCTCGTCTTAAATGGATCAATTTTTGAATCAAAAGAAGCATTGGGAACAGTAAAAATTCTTTTCCAAGTAGTTTCATCACCGTTTTCTCCAAAGTATTCATGAACTTCACTCATTGTTTGGAAGATCTCAATGTACTCTTCAGTTTCAGAATTTATGTAACCATAGAGAGGCATTATGCGAATGATTCAAGAATTCTCTGTGCAGTAACAGCGTAAGTCATTTGCTCGCCCAATTTAATTCCAGCTGTGTTGATAGGTTGTTCTGCAAGGCGTTTTTCAGCTTTTTCAAAAGCTTCTAACATTGCTTTTTCAGAATAGCTTGGAAAGCTTCCTTGATTAAAGCTTTGACCAGAAAGAAAGAACGCTCCATCGTGACTATCAATATGAGAATCACATTCTACGAGAATTGAGTTTTCTTCGGTTGCCCAATCTTTATGAGATGTAGCGTTAGAAACAATAGACCACTTACCAAGACACGTTGCGTTAAAGCTCGGCAGATTCCAACCTTCAGCGTAACTTAATCCAGTAAGATCAATATCAATTGCATTAAGCAGTTCATTGACTTCTTGATTAGTTTTTAGATAAGGAAGAAAATTAATATTCGAATACCTCTTACCTTCAAGAACACCATTGATGATTTCGTTCATTTGCTCTGGCTTGAAGAATGGGTTTGTAATACAACAAGAAAGTTGATACTTATTGTTGTTTCCATACTTTTCTAACCAAGCTTTAATAATGCCACCAGTGTTTTTCCTTTTCTCAAACTTACCCATTAATCCAAAATGAGTTACGTCTTTTAGGTATGTGCGGTCGGTTCTATGAAAGTCTTGATCGAATCCAAGAGGCGCGAAAATAAAGTTATCACACCCTTTTTGTTTAAACAAATCCAGTGCATAATTAGAAGTGACAATTACCTTATCTTGTGATTTGGCAATAGCAACTTCCATATCAGTAGGCTCACTGCATTCATAAAATGTAAAAAGATTTTGACAATGAGACTTGCGATCTTCTCCACCACTAAAGTGCCATAACTTTAATGATGGAGATTTTTCTGAAAGCACAGAGTAACGATTATCAATCGCTTTTTGTAAATACTGTTTGAAATCTTCTGAAATTCCAAAAGTAGATAGATCAACATTTCCAACTGGGAAAAGCCCGATATTAAGATTCAATTTATAAAACTCCCGAAGAATGTTAACAGAAACATTTCCAAAGCTAAGGGAATTAATAGGAGCTTCTACTATTAGGCTTTTCATATCAATCAAAATGGAATATCGTCGTCGCCGTTTTCGTCAGATGTTTGTGGCTTTGAAGATGGCTTTGCTGACTTGTCGTCTTCATCTTTTTTACCACCGCCATTACTGAGGAATTTGATTTTATTTCCGCGAATAAAGTTTTTAGTTTTTTCAACTCCTTCTTTATCTTTCCAACTGCTTGAGCTAAGCTCACCTTCAAAGTAAATTTGACGACCTTTAGTAAGGTATTGTTGGCAAGTTTCTCCGAGTTTTTCCCAGCACTCAATGTCAATGAAACATTTGTTTTTTGAGTTAGAGTCTGAGATACACATTCTCATACGGCAAATAGATTTACCAGTTGAGGTTGATTGAGAGGCGGGGTCAGCCACCAGATGTCCTATTCCTACGATTGTATTATGCATTTTGTATAATTCTTTTAATTTTATTGATGAATTTGTCGTGTATGTCGATGCAGCCTTGTATAGACATTTTCAAACATTGAGCGACTTCTTTCCATCCATGTGGCTTATTGTAAGTCAATCCATAGCGCATGTCAATAATTTTTTTGATTCTTTCGTCTTTTTGATCTTTAGCCATTTGGATAACCATCGCAAGAGATTCTTGTGTTTGAATTTGATCTAAGAAAAATGAATTATCGGGGCATTGATCGAAATTCTCATCAAGAGATTCGCGTTGAAATTTCTTTTGCTTGTTGTAAATATTGAGACAGCGCCAGCGAGTTTCATTCGCAAGATACGTCGAGAATTTCACATTTCGCTCTGGATCAAATTTTAAAGCAGCAGAATAAATGTAATAATCTTTTTCCTCAATAATTTCGTTTTTATCAATAAAAAATGATGCTCTACCTATTGTTTTACTAACGGTGTCGATATAAATTCCAGAATGCTTGTCGATTAGACATTTAAGGCTTTCACTATCGTTATCTTGTTTTATTTTTTCAATCAATGAAATGTCTGTGTCCATAATTTAATTTGTTCATCGTCAACGGTTTTCTCAATTACTTCGATAGCGATTTGCTTTAGCATTTTTTTGTTTTCGTCGCCAACAGTTTGCCAAGTAAGCTGGAAGTCTGAGCTTGCTTTGAGAATTGGATTATTTGAAGCTTCGTCATCATTTGCTGGTGGTATCAAGATATCTCCATCAATTCTGTCGATAAAGATACAATAGCTATTGTGCTGCCTCAACCAATCCATTTCATTTGGATAGCGAATATCTGGAACAATGTAGACGCATTCATCTTTCATTTTTTCTACGGCTTTTTTGAGCCAAATATTTTCATCAAGCTTGCGGCGAACGTGAGTTCCCCAAGTGACAAGAAGAGGTCTAATTATATTTTTCTCTTCCGTATTGTTAGTATAAACGTCAATGCCTAAAGTTTGATCTACAAAGTCTCGTAGTTCATCTTTCAATGAATCAGCAAGATTAATCTTTTTACTTTTGATACCAATATCGGCAAGAACTTCTTGAATTAGCTCTGCCAT